ACTACAATCTATATTTATTATGTTATTACCAAAAATATTAATATACTTTTGAAATAATAATAATAACAAAGAACTATAATAAACCGAAGTTCCATATTCATACCAACCATCCAAATAATTACCTGAACTATTTAAGAAAATTCCCAATTCGGGAGCATACCCAGTTTCAGGACTATCATATCCATAAGGAATATCTATTGTTTTTACATATTGATTATTATTAACAATATATCCTGTATAATCTACATTACTAGCAAATGGAGTTACTGCAATTTTAAAATTGCTTATTTGAATAAAATTACCTGTCCCAGCTTCTAATGATAATTTAAAAAATAATTGCCCTGCTATTGGAGTAGGCTTAGTTTTAAAACTATAAGTATTAATATCACTTCCGCTTGTTCCAGTATATGCAGGAACAGTCATAAAAGTAATTGTATTATAAATCCAATTTGTTCCATCCCAATAATAAGAAATAGTGCCGTCAGTAATATACATATAAACCAAAGCTCTAGGGGATGCACTTAAATCTTGCCCTTGAAATATCCAAGAAACATCTAAACTATTATTGCCATTAATAAATGGTCCTTTTGCTGGACTTAAACCTGCTGCAACTTCAATTTGTATAAAACAACTTCCCGAAGTTTTTGTAAGCCTATATTGAGCCGAAGTGTATGATGGGTCATCTACTATTGTCACACTTGCTCCAGAACTTGCATAAGCATCCCAATTATAAACTTGATTGCCTGAATATGGTCTAAAATTGCCATTAGGTGCATAATTATCAGCAACAGGAATACCAATACTTTGTTGAATTTTATTATATCCTTTTCTAAGTAACTTTATTTGAGTGTTGTCAATAAAATATAAATTACTTGTATTGCCAGTATAACCTTGTATTTGTGTTAAAGTATTTATTGTTCCACTTGAAACAACTGCTCCTGTATAATCATATTCAGTATAATATGCGTTTATGTTAGCAAATTCATTAATAGCGACTATCCACCATTTGCCACCTGCTTGAAAAATTCTACAACCAAAAGATTTAACAATATTTGAAATAACTGATAAACAATCAGTATAAATAAAATTATTTAAAAAAGTTCTATTTGCTAAGTATGTTTGAGAAAAAGGTTCGCTATAAGAATGCGTTGCTCTATCATTCATACCACTTGCATAATAAGAACAAACAATCTTTAAATTTGGATTGTCAGGAAAAGCAAGTTGATTCAAACAAAGATTAAGATAATATAAAAGTGAATTTATTTGATTTGAATTTACAGTAGGGTCAATAGGCAATAAAATATCTCTTAAAATACCTAAACCATCTACTGCATTAAAAGAAAGCTGCCTTCTGCCTGTTGAATAACCTAATTGTACGCTATCACTTAAAACCCAACCTTCCCATTCTAAATCAGAATCTATATATAATTTAGCATTGTACTTTCTATCATTTAAAGTAACCAAATTAGGCATATTTGAAATGTTATCAGTAACATCTAAAACAATATTTAATTGACTAGCAAAAATAGGTTCAAATGGGTCATCTGAATTTGGAATGTATTGAAGGTCTATATGAATCCCTTGATATTGTATTACGCTTCCGCTATAACCATCTTCAGCTAAATATAAATATGCTATTTTACCACTTTTAGTTGCAAATGTTGCTTGATATTTATTTTGATATGCCATTATGAGCCTCTTCTAAGATTAAGTGATACGTTAGACCTATTCAAAGCTAATACTAAATCATTTCCTTTTAAAACAAATTGACCATTATTTGTATCAGCAGCAGCACTTGTTACTGCACCTGCATTAAAAGAACTGCCTGTCATTGCTGAATTACCTGCAACACCTTTTGGAATTCCTATACCTAATAAACCGCCAAAAATATCGCCAAAAGAAGTTGATGCACCCGCACCGCCAAATCCTAATAAATCCATAATACCAGCAAATATTGCAGCTTGTAAAGCAGCCGCAGCTATTTGTTCAGCAAGTTTTGCAAACATATCACCAATTACTGGTCCTATATCTTTACCTTGTTGCATTGCTGCCCAAAGATTCATTATATCACTTGTAAGAGTTTTAGCAACTAAATTAGAAAATGCTTTTGAATCTTCATATTGCTTTTTAATTATTGCATCGTTTTCACTTCTTGCAGCAGTATCTTCTCTAATCCACAAAGGCATTTCTTTAGTAATTTTTTCTTCGGCAGGATTTACACCATTATTTTGTTTAATAAACCAATCAGGAATATTATCTTTAGCCATATCTCTTTTTTGAGGTATAGTATCTGCCCAATCGATTGTAAATGCCTTTCTTGCTGATTCTCTTATTTTATCGTGAATCTTCATTTGTGCATTTGCCCATTTTTCAGTTTCTTTTATATCCCATTCTAATAAAGCAATTTCATCTTCTAAAGCAGTTTTTAATTCCTTATTGCTTTCTTTACCTACTACNGGNAATTTAGTTGCAGCTTCAATAAATTTTTTATTACTTTTTTCAGCTTCAGCAATGTCTTTATCTATTTTAACAGTATCAATTTTAAATTGATTTTCGTAACCTTTTTGAATTGTTTGTTTGCTAAATATTTCTTTTCCTTGTGCATCAAATTTTGCTTGAGCATTTATAAAATCTGAATTAAATTTTGCAGTTATTATTCTTTTTTGTTCATATAATAATGCAAGTTTATTTTCTTCATTTTTTTGATTTTCAATATCTACTTGTTGAGTAGCTGCTCTATTTATAGAATAAGTAAGTAATTGTTTATTAAAAGTATTTTTATCTTTAATATCTAAATCTTGTATTTCTTTATTTTCAGAATACAAATTTTTTAATTCTGCTAACGCAGCTTTTCTTACTTCAGTATCTTTTGTAGGGTCAGAAATAATACCAACCAATGCCCCGCCAGTTGCTAATTTTGCTTGAGAACCNCCTGCAATTTTATAAGCATTTTTGTCTAATTCTTGTAATGACTTTATAAATTTGTCATTTTCTTCTTCTGCTTTTTTTACTGCTTTTGTATAAGATTCAAAAAATCCTATAACGGCAGAAACAGCCAAAACAATACCAGCAGGACCAGTAAATGCACCAGCTAATCCACTAATAGCATTTTTAAAACCACCTTCTTGAACGGCTAAACGAGTTAATGTATTACCAAACATTGTTAACCCATTTTCAGCACTTGTTAAACTACCCGAAGCAAATTCACGAGTAATTCTATCCATTTGCCCAATGGCTCTAAAATTCTGATATGATTGTTGTGTAACTGTATCTACCTGTATTCCAAACTCATTTAAACCTTGTTTGGCGGTATCTATTTTATTATTCCAATCGGTAATTGCTTTAGTATCAAAATTACCTTTTAACTTTTTTTCAAAATAATCTAAATCGTTTAGAAGTTTAACTATATCTGCTCTAGCTTCAGCACTATCGAACTTGAACTTGACGCCTAAATAAGAGGTAAAATCAGTAGCCATATTTTATTAATTTATTCCGTATAGTTCCAAAGTTCGTGAAAGTTGGTCACTTGATAAATATGTTTCTTCTTCAGGCTCATCAATGTCATCAATTTGAGGTATATGCCAAAATGAAGTTATTGATTTGGGATGCTTGTCTGAACTATTACTTANGTATATAATATAGGCGAGGTTTCGTGTCCTCGCCCATTCATTTACTTCCTTTCTTTCCGTTCCCAAAACTATAATACAATAATCTTTCCAAGTCATCTCCCAAAATTCACTAGGTCGTATTCCACACTCAGCAGCTTTTACTAGAATATCATCCCAAGTTAACTTTTTGAGGCTTTTTTTTTCTCGGTTTCTTTTGCACCGCTAACATCAACGTTAGTGGCTGAAAGTATATACTTAAAGTATTGTACTAATTCGCCATCTGCCTTGAAAATTGAGCCTATTTCATCTATCCATTCGCATACATCATCTTCAGTATGTATAATTTCTTGTTTATTACTGATACAAGCTGACTTATAACCAATATAAAAAAGTTTAATAATTACACTTATGTCTTTTTGTGAGGTGCTTAGAACTTCAAAATACTTTTCTAAAGTAATTTCGTATTCTTTGCAAAACTCACGCATAGCCCAAGTTCCCCACTTCAAATGGATTGTGTTGTTGTTCAGTCTTAATTCAAACATATTTTTTAGGTTTTTATGATGTTACTCTAGCTTGACTTAATGGAGGATTTACTACTTCAAAAGTTGCAGTAAATTTCACATCTTCTTTATCAGGAGCAGTTAAGTCCCAATTAGAAATAAACACTAAGTCAGTAGCAGTTCCACCATAAGTTACATTACCAGCGCTTGGACTTGATGGTCCCATTTTGATAGCAAACTTAGTCTTAGCAGTATGCAAAGAATAAAGCAAGTCATAAGAATCCTTACTTTCTGTTCCTGTTTGGTCAATTGCAAAACCTTCTGCTTTGATTGATTGTTTAAAATTTGGTCCTGGTTCGTAGTCATCCCCACATTTAGAAGATGCGTCGATTACGTTATTACTTGAGGTAATAGCGTTTGAAGTTAAACAAGCTACTACTGTGTAGGTGCCACTATTTGTTGCATCTGCGAATAATAGGTAACTTCTAGCTGATACTTTAGATTCTGCCATTTTATTTTAATTTTGAGTTATTGTTAAATTATATGTTATTAAAGTCCTAAAAACATTATCAAGTGGGTTTAAGGCTTGTAAATTTCTAATTCCTTCGACACTTAAACTTGATGCTTCCCATCCTGTTGGTANTGTTATCGTAGTATCAGAATTTATAGCATTTAAAATNAAATTGCTAATTGTTTCAGCACGTTTAAAGCCAAAGTTAGCATTTTTTGTAACAATGTCAATCATAAACACCAAAGTGTTTGTATAACCATTCTTGCCTTGTACTTGGCTTGATGTTCTGCCTGTTAAAATAAGATATTCATTTCCTGCGGTTACTGGTGCAATACCATCATAAACCCCTAAGCCAGTAGCTGAAGTTAAAGTAGTATAAAACCATTTTTTTATATCTACGTTAGGATTATACATTGCTTATTATTTTTTTCATATTTTCTATTAATGCCATTTTTTCCATCTCAAAATTAGGTATTAAATAAGGTTGTGCATTCATCCCTGCTATTGATTTTTGCCCTTTAAATTGCATTGCATATTCTTCATATCCTGTTGGAATTGATACCCTAGTTCCTGTTCCAAATTCAACATAAGGAGCATATTCTAAAGGAGTAAAAACTTCCCATCCATAACCTTCATCGTCTTTTATTGGTCTTGTATTTATTGATGCTCTTAATGTTCCCATATCTACTGGACAATCCATTTTTGCCTTAGTTTCTACATTTAAAGCTGCTGCTTTTACTGAATTATTTATATCATTATTAATCTTTTCACTATAATTTTTCAATTCAGTTATAAGTTTATCAATACCAAAAACATTCATTTCACTAGCCATAAAAATTGATTTCTAAAAAACGATGAGCATTGTCTACATCATTTATTGATTGAATAGTGTACATTTTGCCTTCTACATAAACTTGATATTCTTC